ATAAAGTTGCGTCTGCACCAGCATCAAATCTAGTAGAATTACCAGTAAAGCCTGATAATTTTTGCTTGTTGAAAGGCCCACACATAATCATAGATGGGTCTCCACCAGCATTCCATACTGATTTAATAACTGATTTTAATTGAGCTTCTGTGAATGCTCTTTGAGTACCATCTGTGTGAGCTGCATTTCCTGCACCTGCACCAGAAGCACCATCAGATGCTAGGTCATCATTAGTAGTGACCCAAGATCCAAGAGTTCCCATTTTTCTAGCTGTAGAAGAACCACCAGTTACTTCGGCAATGTTGCCTGTAATAGTAGCTTCCATATCTCTTTTAAGCTCTTTAGCTCTTTTAGCAATTTGATATGCTAATTCAGATGCTCTACCTGCTTTATCAACAGACTCTTGAGTTCCAGTAATAACTACAGTTTTATCCATAATTTGAGAACTGTTAGAAAGTCTAGTAGTTGCAGTTGATGCATCTAAAGTTGCCTCGTCACCTTCAATAACAGCATTGTTAGTTACTGCTGCTGCTAGTGAGTCGGTTTGCCATTCGTGTAGAACTGCAGTTGCTTTTGTTTTAGCTGCAGAACTAAGGAAAGGCGTATCTGTAGGTGCTATCGAATAGATAACATCTGAAAGATCTTCTCTTTCACCTACTGAATCGTACGTATCAAACGTATTAGTTGGTTGTGCCATTGTTTATTTCCTTTGTTGAGATTTAAGATTAATCATATCTGCTATTGCTGACTGAGCATCTCTTATGTGACCAGTCTTTCTTAGCGTCTTGATTTTATTTCTTACTTCTTCTCTACCTGAACTAACATTCGATTTAGCAACACCAGCTTTTAAAACTTTAGGAGCATTAGCAACCTTTTTAGAAACTATAGGTCTTTTGTCTTTTTGAGACTTAAAACTCATAGCATCTTTTGCAACCATAAGAAATCTATGATCTGCAAGGCTACCTATCTCTTGGTCATTAAAACCATAATCACGTAAAGTATTACGCATATTAAGTTTAAAAGAGTCAGCTTTATTTGGATCGCTAAACTCTGGTATCTTTGTTGCAGCTAATTCTTTTTGTGTTTCAAGGTAAGTCTCATACTGTCTAGTTTGAGCTTGTCTTGCTTTGTCTTTTAAAGAATCAATGTGTTGCTTTTCTTGTCTTAATTGAAAGTCAAGTCTAGCAGCTTCAGTTGGATCTTCTTGATAAAGTTTAGCAAGATCTTGTCCACCTTGTTTTTGTTCAACAAATTGATTAGCTGTCGAAATTAAATCGTTTAGTTCTGATAAACGAGTATCGTAAGTTTGACGCAAACTATTCTTTTGAGTTTCAAGATCTCTCTTTTCCATCCCTAATGAATGAGTTTTTTGTCTATAATCCGAGTCTCTAGAATATCCTGCCTTCAGTTCATCGAGGCTCACCTCAAGCTCTTGACCTTGTACTTTTACTCGGTGGAGCTCTGGTGTCTCTAATTCTGTTGGTGTTTCTTCTGTTGTCTCAGTATTTTCAGATGCCTGTTCAGTAGAAGCTGTTTTCGACTCTGTGCTTTCTTGAACTTCCTGTGTCTCAGGAGTTGACTCTGAAGGTTCAGTATTAGTTTCTGGTTCTTGATTGTCCTGTTGAGGATTCAGTAATCCAGAAATTTTTTCTGCTGCACCTTGTATATTTTCTTCTGCCATATCGTTCCTTTCATGGTTGACGAATTTGAAGTTGCGTTAGCTTAACTTCTTTTATTTAGATTCTCAAGATCTGCTTGAGCAAGTTTTCCACTAGACATAACACTAAGCAAATGCCCTCGGATTTTATCTACCATATTAAAGGCTACCCAAAGGTTTCTTCGCTTGTCATCATCTGCGAAAGATGTATTAAAAATCTCTTGTCTATAAATTTCTAAGAGATCTTCAAATGCTGTTTTTAGAAGGGGATCGTCCAGCAGTTGCTGGGCTCTCTTGCCCTCCCTGATTATTATTTCCTTGTCCATCATTAAAGAATTGTTTTTGTCCTCTTACTATTGCACCCATTAGATCACCTGATTTTTGTAAATCAGTTTGTTCTAACATGGATCTTCGTTTAAGTTCTAACTCATCAATCTTGGTATTGTATTTCAATTCCATTTCTTTAATAGCTAGTTCATAATCTAGAAGTGCTTGTCTCATTTTACCTTCCAAACTCTTAGCTTCTGTTTCAGCTTTTAACTGTGCACGTTGGTTTTCACCTTGTACTTGAGCTAATGTTACCTTCTCAAACTCAGTTGGTGGTTTAGGAGGTATTGGTGGCATTTGTGCTGCACCCACTTCAGGATCCATAAAGTAAGGTTCTATACTATTTAGACCTGCATTTTCAACTAATTTTTTCAAAGAGTTATAAATATTTCTAAGATTAACCATTGGGCCATGAACATTTTGTTGTAAATTAATTGCAGACATTTGTCTTTCTAATATTGCATTCATTAATATCAACTGTTGTTCTTTTGATCCAGTTCCTAATCCTACAGAAACTGTTATATTAACTCTGTCTTTCCATTCGTAAGGTCTCATAGGTATATATTTACCTCTGATTCTTACAATTTTTTCTTTGTTTTGATACTTGCAAGTAAGTTCAAACATTTTTAAGGCTAGATCTTTTACACCAGTCTCAGCAAAGATTCTGGCGATTAACTCCATTCTCATTTGTGATTGTGTCAGAATTTGGTTCTGGCCAGTTGCTGTATTGTTTAATGTGTTTGCATCTAGCCCTTGTGATTGTCTTGTAACGCCTGTTCTAGTTTCTTTTACAGAATCTAAGTAGGCTAACATACCACTTGCTTGTTCAGTAATCGGTTGTGCCTGTATAGGCATCATTACATTTTGAGGAGGTTGTTTAGTTCTAACAATTCCTCCAGGACGATTAGTTAATAAGTCATCCATTGCAACTTGTCCATCTTGTACTGCAACTCTATTATTATTTGTTAAATACATATTATCTAACATCTGTCGCATTACAGTAGACTTAATTAATTGTATATCTTCTACTAATTCAGCTACACTTCTTCCATAGAATCTGTGTGGCATGATAACTGGAGTCATAGATATAAAAGGCATTGTATCTATTTCTTCCATGTCTAATAATTTTTTACCATCACCTGCTACTGTGATTTTTAATAGTTCTGCTTTACCATCACCATCTACATCCATTCTTACATAGCATTCATGTATTAAAACATCTTGTGTACTTTCATCACCATCAGTTTCTCCATGTGAAAAATCTACATTTTGATGTCTAGTAAATTTATCTTCAGTATAATAATCTCCATCACCAGTTGGTAATGAGTCTACCATATTTTTGTCATAACCCATTTCGATTAATTCTGTTCTTGTTTTGTTCACTCTGTGACAAACAAAGTTTGCAGTATCAATGGACTTACATCTTCTTTCAATTAGAAATTCTTCAGGTGGTACTGGTTCTATTCTTACTTTACCATAAACTTTAGTTCTATGAATAACTACATCATGTAGTTTAATTGAATCTATTTCTTTACCAGCTTCGTCTGTAATTTTTTCTTCGTATTCACTATGATTAGAAACTTTAATCTCATCCATAGAGACTAAATCATTAAACTCATCATCAGTTAATCTTGAGTATTCTTCTCTTTCAATTTTTTGTGCATCATCCCAATATACTTTTAGTATTCCATTCTTTTGGATTAGTGCATCTTTAAATGCAGTATATAAAGCTAAGAACCCATCGTTCTCTTTATAAAAGATATAGTTTAAATAGTCAGAACATTGTCTAGCCATTTCTTCATCTTCAGGCCCCATACCTTCACAATTAAATACATTGTCACCTGATGTAAATATTCTCATCAATGATGGCATTAAACTTTCTACTGTATCTAAAACATCGTTAGATACTACTTGAGATCTACCTTCTTGTTCATTTCCAAGAGGGTTTCCTAAATAGTATTCTAATGATTTTTTTCTTCTAGCTACAAGTTCTCCACCAATATAACCTGATGCGTTATGTATTTCTCTGCTTACTACTGATAATATTTCTTGATTTGTTTTTTTCATACTACGTATTTTGTATCTATATTAATTGGTTTATCCCATTCTGTTGTGTCAATAGGATCATGAACACATCCATATCTAAAACTATCACTTGCGTGTGAGCACCAGTCATGGAGAGGTTTGTTTTTAAACACTTGGTTTTTATCATCCCATTGTTTTCGATACTGTCTCAAAGCATCTAATCCTGTTTTACATTTAATTCTATCAAAGTAACAATTAGGTAAAGTATTTCTTACCGATTCAATACCATGATCTACTTCTAACTTAGGTGCTACTTCAAAGTCAATGCCTAATTCTTGAGCTACTTCTAATCTTGACTTACCAGTTCCAAGCTCACGTGCCATTATATCGTGTGGAGCTATATGTCTGCTATAAGCATAATCTTTCTCCATAAGTATATCAGCATAGTGTGCTAATGATTCACCTGAAGTTTCGTAGTAATCTATTAAATGAATTTCTGTTCCAACTCTTTGTGCAAACCATATTGCAGTTGAATCTCCAATTCCTAAATCCCACCAAGTTTCTACTCCAACTGATTCATCTAAAGGTACTTCACCTATTCGTTTTTCTTTATCTGCTTTAGTTATCAATCTGCCATAATAACTTCCTGATACTGCTGCTGTAAAAGAACATTCAAATTCTTGTTGGTATTGTTCTTCAGTCATTATAGCACGAGCTTGTTCTAACTCGTCATCTGGTATTACTCCTGTTTCAGATGCTCTATATAACTTACCATACCAATCTTTATGACCACGTTGTGCAAAGTCAAATACTTCCCAAAACTGGTTATGACCCATTGGTGTACCTATAAATAAAACTGATCCTAGTTTATCTGATACTGCTGGTCTTACAATTTCTGTCCATACTCTTGGAGACATGATAGCATATTCGTCCATCACAACTTTATCAAATCCCATACCACGAATACTATCTGGATTGTCTGCCCCAAAGATTTGAATACGTGATCCATTAAATAGATCTATTCTTAATTCTGTTTCATTTCTACTACCACCAAAATGCATTAATGGTTTTGTGTAGTATTTTAAATATTCCCAAGCGATAGCCTTACCTTGTCTATAAGTTGGAGCTATGAATGCACATAAACTTCTTTGTTTATCTGCTGCTGTTTTAATTAATTCGTTAATAGCTAATACTGATTTACCAAATCGTCTATGACATACTAGAACACTAAATCTTTTAAGTGATGCGTGTACATCTTGTTGGTAAGGTCTTGGCTTATAAGGTATTTCTACTTCAGCGACTTTTTTCTTAGTCGTCTTTTTGCCAGGAGACTTTGATTGCAATTGGTTCATCTGTTCCTATTTTAGACGTTGTTGATGCTAACCTTGGATGAACAAATGGTGCTGCTTTTTCAGCTGCATACATTTTACGTTCAGGTGAGCTCATAGGATTGTTTAACACAGCTAACAAGTAATCCAAAGGAGAATGTTGGTATTTTACAGCCATTTCTTCCATAGATTTCCAATTCTTTTTAGTCTTTGCACCAGCAGGTCTACCAGCTCCAGGTCTTTTACCACCATGGTTCTCTGATTTATCTACTTCGTTTTCGTATGTTTTATCTTCAACCATAAAATATTTTTTTTCCACCTTTAGATAATACTTTACCAGCATCACCAAATTCATGAAACTTTCTACCTTTAGCAAATTTACCTTTTGGATTAAATGCTTTAGCAGCTACATAAGTACCAGCTGCTAATAATGGATTTCTTAATGCAAGTTTACCTACGCCAGTTGCTATATTAGCTGCACCTCTAAATAAACCTACAGTTGGTGCTACATAACTTTTATAGTTTTTAGTAGCTGATGGTATTACTTTTTTATTAATAAACTTTTTACCAGTCTTAATATGTTGTTTAGCTTTTTTTAACAAATCACCACTTACATTAGTACCTGATGATGTTGGAAATATTCTATTCATATTAGTAGCCTTTTTTCATTTTCTTTCCAGATTTTTTAGCGTATGCTTTAGCTTTCTTTTTACCAGCTTTAGTGTAACTAAATTTTTTTTTTCCTACTTGTGGCATTATGATTTCCTTTTAGATTTACCTGCTGCATAAGCACCACCAACAACAGCAGTAGCACCTGCTACCTTGATACCTGTTTTGTAGTTCTTAGGCAATTTTTTATATTTAGCACTTAACTCACTAATAGAGTTTGATGCGTCTTTGTATAGTTTAGTCTTTTGCATTTTTCCAAATGCGTCCATACCCTTTGCTTTAGCTTTTGAACCATATGATGTAGCTGTACTTTTAGCTTTTTCTAATAAAGTCGGTTTTTTCTTAACAAAGAGTTTAGCTATTTTGTTGATCATCTTAATAGTCCTCTCATAGCAGCTTCTCTTGAATTAGGCA